CGAACTTTTCCGAAAAGCAATCAGGAATATACATCTTGGCTAACTCATCATCTAGTGATTCATTTCCTGTGACAATATCAACAGACTCAACAGCCTGTCTAACAAGTTCTCGAATTCGTTCGTTCATAAAAACCACTCCTTGTAAATCCAGGCCACAATACAAGCAACATTGAACCATACAGCAAACAACACCATGTGGAGCATCACCTGAGCCCGCCGTCCTGCTTGTTCGCCCTCGTTCATTATTCAACTCCGAAATGTGATTCTAATCTGTTGACAATGTCCGGAGCCACAACATCAGCATCCCATTCATTCTTAAAAATTATGGATGGATGGTCCTGACATTTTTTAATACATTCTCGCACAATCAACTCGGCGGTACGAAACTGAATCTCTTTGATTTTATCGTACTTCAATGCCGTCCAAGTCTCGGGTACTAATTCGTCGAGCACTTGGCTGGCAAGTTCTTTAATTCGTTCGTTCATAACTGCGCCTTTAATAGATACATGGTAACATATTCGTTATCGATAACCACCATCTGTTCACCGTACTTGTTATGCTCTCCGGCATACCACGAAAACTTCTTGACGTTAAGCATTTCTACTTTGACCATTTTAGGTAGCAAACTAACAATCTTGGCTACTTGCAAATCGTTGCGATGTGAAACGGCCACACAGTCGCCTATTACTAATTCGCGACCAAGTTTGTCACGATGTATGTGCTTGGGTTTACGTGCGGCAGAGATTTTCATTTTTCTGGATAGCTGGCTGATAGGAATTCTGCAAAACTCTGAGCCTGTTCGCTCAGACGATTGAGCTCGTACCGGCCACAGAACTTGAGGAACTGACCACCAATCATGGGGCGGTTCAATGTGGTACTGCCTGTGGCAATAGTCTCAGCGATCTTCTGTTTAATGTCATCTGGTTGTGCGGTGAGATCCACTAGCACACGATTGCGATGGTAGTCATCTAAGACCTTGTGCTCAACACCATTATGGTCGGCCCAACGCTGCAACATGAGATTGTTCCACGCGAAGCCTTGGCTTGCACGATCGGCATAGGCTTCTTCCAAGCCCACCTTGTTCTTGCTGCCTTTGGTACGCACGCCAGGATAGGCCGAGAACACATTGTCAGTGGGATCGCCGCGCATGCACTTCTCAAACAGGATCCAGCTGGGGTCGGGTATGCGCTTGGGTTCTTTGGTTTTCTTGTCAATTACCGGGCGACCCTTCTTGTCAAGGATGCCTTCTAGTGTGTGCAGTTCATCTGCGATACCATTGTACTGCCGAACATTGGCGGCCAGCAACTGGTAGAAGTCGGTGTCGCTGCTGACGATCACATGCTCGTCGCCGGGGTGACTCTGTATCCAGCCGGCAATTAAATCATCTGCTTCTAGGTTGGCATGCTGCAATACTGTGCAGTTGGTCTTGTCTGCCAGGAACTGTTTGAGTGCATCAAAGCTCTCCCAAAACAATCGATCTTCTTCAGCTTCTTTTTCTGTCAGTGCTGCACGAGCAACTGACCGATTCTTCTTGTAGGGCTCGTAGAAATCTTTGCGCCAGCTTCGACCTTCGAGACAGAATACCACATGATCTGCACGTTGATCGCGCCAGGCCTTGTTAACACTGGCCAGTGTAACATGCATGGCAAAACCCAAGCGATCCCATGTATCGCTCTGTCGGCTCGCGCTGTGGCGTGCGCGAAAGAATGTGTTAGCAGTGTCTACTAGTAGGTATTTCATTGAGTAATAATAGCATATTACTCTACCCTTGTCAACCTATTTCTGCTCGGCCATCGCCCAAATCTTTGCGCTGTATGCCCCTGGGGTCTCTGGGTAAATTGGCTTCAAATTGCTCAAAGTTTTCCATAATTACGTTGCGGCAAACCTCCTGGAACCAACGGTCGATAATGACACTTTCGGGCTCATTGGGTTTTCTTTGGAAGCCAGCACGTACCAATTGAGCCAGGAACTTGTCGTTCCAATCCAGTTCAAACGCACCATTGCCTACATTCTCTGCATCCAGCTCAACACTGATCACACCTACCCAAGGATCGCCGCGCAGGGTGGCTGCTTCTTTGGGAGACGTTACGGGCGCTACCCATGTTTCTTTGGGCTTGCGTGGTATGCGCTTGGCCTTTGTTTTAGGTTCTTCCAGAACCGTAGCTACAACTGGTTCGGGTGTTGGCGCTGTCTTGCCAAATAGCTTATTAAGTATTCCCATATTAATCCTCTTTTATTTCCATCCAGGTGTGGTCGCCCATGTACTTGACCTGTGCCACATACTCGTAATCTTCTGGGGCACCTGTACTCCAATTTGTGGGTCCATTGTGTACCAACAACATCTGCTCCCGTCTCCGCTCCCATACCAACCAATAACATTTGCCCATGACCAATTTGAATTGAAACTCGGCCCCGTGTACTGCATCTGTTATTTCCAGTCTGCGCTTGATCTGCCTGGCTTGATCTTCCAGTACATGGACCAATTGCATGATACGATCATACTCTTGTTGGGCAAACATCCTGGCATGATTCACCATGAGATCTTTCTGTTCAGCCACAGGGATCATGTCAAATTTGGGTCCGCTGCTTTCGGTAGCATAGGGTGTGACATTCCTGTTGAGGAATGGAATCAGTGCTCCTGTGCTGGTGCTGTCGTAGCTGTCACGTCCTTTGATGATGTTTGACTGCTCGGTCATTTCTTTAGGTGCCCCACTCATTCTTGAACAGCGGTACTTGCAGTCGATCACTGTAGCGCCAACCCTCATTCATGGCCAAGACAGCCACGTTCTTGTTGTTTAGTGCATACACGCTTTCAACACCACCAATGGGCATCAAATACACATGACCTTTAAATCCAGCTGCACGGTATTCCGCCACCGCACGTTGCGCATCGGCAAAGTCCTCTCGGCTAGCAATTACCAGTTTCAAGTATGTGTGCCCAACATCTTCATATTGGCACACAATCTCGGGGCGTATGGCTTCCTCCCATCGCTCACCACTGCATGGCAGTTTGGCACTCACACTGAATGTCAATGCTTCACGACCACGTTTTTGATTACCTAGCGTCCAGTTCAGCAAATACTTTCTAAACTCGGGAGAGAGTGGTTGGGTACCATTAGTCTCAAATGTGATCTCTTGCAAGCCAGACATTTTGGGATCATCTAACAAGCTGGGATATGCACGTTGCCAACCCAGCAATGGTTCACCACCGGTGATCACAAGATGTTCATCACGCCACTCCTTGAATGGCAGCATGGCAGCAATGTCCTCTGCAAGTTCAGTATTTTTGCGTACAGGACTTAGATCTTTAAATGCTGGATCCCAACTGGCATAGCTATCACATCCTGTGCTTACTAACGGAAGCTCTCCATACTTTTGAAAAGGGGTAACCAATGAATGTGTAGCTGCAATACCAGCAGCCTCCATACTTAATTCTCCGCGTGGCATGCCAAAGCCTGCGCAGCGAAAATTGCATCCAAATACACGCAAGAACACACTGGGCACACCCATGTATCTGCCTTCGCCTTGAATGCTGTAGAATAGTTCTGCTACTTTGAGTTTACTCATATATGGTAGACCATTTCTTAAGTTTGTGTTTTTTATTTGCCTTGGCTTCGTCCAAATTGGCTATATTGACAATGCCTTGTTCCAGCATGATATCGACCATGGCCAACAGATCACCAAGTTCTTCTTCAAGGTGTTGTCTGTTGGTCAAGGGTTTGCCGGGCTTGTAATTGTCGATACCAAAACGGCTGCATTTGCTAACCGCTTGGATCACTTCTGCACATTCTTCTTGAAGAATGTCCATCACTTCTTTCTCTTTTGCGTTCATGCAAACAAGTCCTCGTTCCATTCACGATGCCCTTCACGGAAAGCCATGTTAGCCTGTGTTTCGCGCACTTCTACACGATAGCACCACAGTCGCTTGGCTTCACCTTCGCCCCAGTAGTCAGGAATGTAAACACCATTGACATACTTGTACAGCATGTCACTCAGCGACTCGCATCCCATAGCCGGCAGGATAGTCAGTTTGGCTAACTTGCGGCGTTCCATTTCTTTGTAGAACTCAAGTTCTGGATCATCATGTGCCACCAGAGTTGTGTGATCAAATTGGTCTTCTAATATCTTTTTAAGTTCTTTCAATCCGCCGTAGTCGGCAACCCAGTTGCGAACGTCTAGGTCGTTGGTTCCAAAATAGAACTTCATACTAAACGAGTAACCGTGATTCATATTGCAATGACTATCGGCCCTCCATTGTCTATAAGCGCAAGGAAATGCGTCTATGTACTCTTTTGTACTTGTATATTTGTATACGATTGGTTGTAATGACATGCTTGTTTCTCCTATGTTAGTGTAGCATAGGCAGCAGAATTTGTATACCGGGATGATGTCCAGAGACCGGTGTAGTATTTATTTAAACTTGGAGAGAATATAATTTATTCCTCTGTTCCTGATTTTCTTGCATGTTATGGTCTATCACATTATCCATGAATTTCATTATGAACATGGTAGCAACAGGGGCATCCTCACCTCGGAAGTGCAACCTTACGTACCCCATACCATTGTTGTGATAATAACATCTTTTGCTACGACCATAACTAACATACGCCCTTGTAATCAATTTACTGCGATAATTATAGAACTTATCTTCAGTCACAGTGCCACCAACTTGACGATACCAATCAACCATATCCTCGGTAAGATCATCTACCTCTACAAAAACTGCATAAGTAACACTGCATCCAGCTGGCAATCTAATCATACAGACCTATTGGTTAAGTATTGTTCCCATTGTATCCAAGTACCACGACTAAAGAACCCCCAGTCACGAACTTTGCGACCTGGCATAAACAAGGTCCAGCAAGTAATATTGGGATCTAGTTCGATCCTGTGATAGCTATTAGCTGGTGCTCGACGGAAACTGCCCGCACCATACCACTTAGACACTTCGCCAGTCTTACGACCTTGCGCATCAAAGGTAGGAGTCCACTCCCAATACCCACCACGGAGTATTAAGGTAGAGTAAGCCCAGGGATGATCATGATGGTCATCTGGATCACTCTTGAGGAACTTGTGTAGGAACACGTTAAAAGGAAAGCTACCGCGATCACTAAACAATAGATAGTAGCGTTCTAAATAAGGTTGGTTGCAGGTACGATCCATGATGATTCGTTTGCGGCCTAAACGCTCTAGTAATTTAAGAAACATGCTATCTCCTTATACAGTTACTATACGGTATTGACTATATGGATATTGTTGTTGCAGCCACTCCAGCATGCCAGGTTCAACTGGCAAGCGAACAGACTGGTATTTGTTGGTAATGTACATCATCGCGGTGCAAATTCCTGCTGCAATTTAACATTATCCATAAACTCTTTCTTGGTATGTGGATCATCGCGGAAACTGCCTTTAAGCACAGTTGTCTGTGTTAAGCTACTATGCGCCATAATGCCACGATTTTCGCAACAACCATGCACGGCCTGTATGTAAACTGCCACGTTTTCGCTGTCTGTGGCCCGCATAATTTCCTTGGCTATGTCGTTGCACAGTTCTTCCTGTAAAGTACCACGACGAGCGCACCATTGAGCAATGCGAGTGTACTTAGACAAACCAATGAGCTTATTAGCGGCGATAATCCCAATATAAGCGACACCAGATACAGGCTGGTGATGGTGGCTACACATTGAGCGTAGTTCACTTCTAACCACCAGCATGCCTTCGTAGCGGTCTGCTGAATCGTTTGGAAAACACGTTGCGTCTGGTGCTGGTTCATATCTACCTGCCATTATTTCTTTATAATACATTTTAGCAAGTCTACGTGCTGTACCCCGGCTGTTTGGATCATTCTCACGATCAATTAGCAATGCATCTAACACCTGCTCAAATGCCTGTGCGGCTTCTGTAATCAGTGGCTCGATATCAGCTTCTGTAACATAGTCGCTGACGTTGTCTCCTGCCCAGAAACGTTTTTTATCGTTTTGCATTTTGGCACGAATAGCAGTACTCAAGTACATGCCCGGACCATCTTTTTTAGCGTATAGCTGGTGCCCATCTAAGGGTACATATTCTATCTCTGCCGCACTACCATGCAGTAGTGGGTCAGGTGTAAAGGTTCTAGTCAATTATATTCTCCGATGATAACGCAGTGGATTGCGATTTGTTTATTGTATACTATTTAGGCAGTGGTGTCAAGACAGGTGGGTAATAGATCATACCGTTTCTGCCATTGCCATGCAGTTGATATTATATTTTCAATATTGCTATTCCGCGGGCGCCATTTAGTCATACATTTAAATTTAGTGCTATCTGCAACCAGTCGATCTGGATCACCTTCACGTCGGGCAACTACCTTATAGGCAATTTCCTCGCCAACCACCTGACTGCACATTTTAAGCACTTCTAAGTTACTGTGTCCTGTTGTAGTACCCAAATTATAAGCAGTAAAGTCTCCAGCATTGAATCCGTCGGCTAGGCATACAGCTTCTAAATGTGCATGGGCAATATCAGTTACATGCAGGTAGTCGCGTATGCAGGTACCGTCTGGTGTATCATAGTCATTGCCGTTTAGGGTAAACAGGCGATTGTTTTGATAGGCACTTAATATACGTGGAATGATATGAGTGGCATGCATGGTATGCCCTAACTCTCCATCTGCATCTGCACCACACGCATTAAAGTAACGCAATGCAACACCGCGATAACCATGTGCCTGACAATGGTCTGCAATTACTTGTTCACACATGAGCTTGCTCCAACCATATGGATTCATTGGATCTTGAGTAGCACTCTCACTGATAGGATTGCTGCAATAGTTGCCATAGGTAGCAGCACTACTACTAAACACAATGGTACCAGTCCACCCCCGTAGCTGGTCCATTAAGATATTGGTCTTGGCAACATTATTGTTGTAGTATTCACCAGGATCAGCAATACTTGGACCTACTAGGCTAGTACCAGCACAATGTATAATGGCATCAGCATCATTGACTATGGCAGCAGTTGCCGCAGCATCTGTGTAGTCTGCGATTAGCATTTGATCCAAGAATGGTGCTGCTTCAGGTATGGTCCATGTGCGATCTACACCAATGACATGATAGCCAGCTTGCTTGAACACCTTGGCAGTGTGACTGCCAATGTATCCCATAGCACCAGTAACAACTACTCGTTTAGTATTTGGTCTCATGTGTGTGTTTCCGATAATCAGTGCTCATGCGCAACCACTTGTTACCTTTGCCTTCTAGTATATCACATATGCGATCAATAGTACCGTCATTCCAATCACTAATCAATCCCTGACTTACATGATGATATCCTAGCAAATCTTCTAGCTTGGCAATAGCATCGTCGAGGCTCCAGGGTATATACATTCGAGTATGGTCGTTAGCAAAGGTCTCAGGGAAACTGCGATAAGCAGGGTAAAGTACATTACAACCAAGAGTGTCCGCTTCTGATACAGTGTTTGAGACCCAATCTTGTAAAGCGCAATTAAAAAGCACACGAGTGTCATTAAGGAGACTGTAGTAGTCATTCTTTTCCAAGTCCTCATAGATAGTAAGCATACCACGTGCTTGTAGATCGCGTGTACGTGCCATGTAGCTGTCGTTATTGCTCTTTAATTTTGCACCACTAAAGATACAAAACTCTACTGGATGATTTGGATATTGAGTATGCCATGATTCGATGAGATCCATGTAGAAGTCTGGCTGCTTCTCTTGATCCCAACGTGCAGCAAAGCCCACACGCATAGCACGATCTCCAAACTCTTTTAGTTCACCGGGTACACGGGCACGTACTTCATCTTTGCCAAATGCTAGTCCTGAAATATTGTAGACGGGAGCCCGCCAACCTGCAATCTTCATGTGCATTACCATTTCTTCATTGGTTGCAAGTACTCCGTCCACAAACGAATCAACCATCTTTTCGTAATGACCCATAAACTCTTGCATATTCCACACATGAACAAAATCGTCAGGATCAATAGACTGGGCAAGACAGCGAACAAAAATACGAGGACGGTGGCTACTATCGATTTGCTTGAGGATATAAGGTAGGCTCTCGATGCCGGGCTGAAACATGTCCTCAAAATAGACCACATCTTCATTGTTTAATTCTCCTGCTTTCATCATCTTAATCAGATTCATTAACTGACTCATACCAAAGTATGTGCGTCCGTGTGCATCTAATACCTGTCCTGTAACAATTGCTTGATCGTTACTGAGTGTTTCGCCGGGTACTATAACATAGTCAATGCCGCGTTGTTCAAACACAGCACGATTCCACTCTTGCAGTTGTAGAGTATATCTTGCTTTGTAGGGCTCTAGCCCCATGTAATAGAGTTTACGCATTTCTAGGTTCCATGCGAGTGTTTTTAATCAACCATCCCCAGTTATCACGTGGATACTTGCCGCGCTTGACACGCATCATTTCTGAGAATGGGCTGTATTCATTACCCAAGTCAGCTTCGTTGAACACATGCCCGTAACGAGCGCAGAAATCGCGATATTCTTCTAAGCCGTCAAAGATGTTATTGACTTCAGGTTTGAAGCGCAGATATTTTTTTAACCATGCAGGTTGTGCCATATTATTTCCTTAAACACTAATAAGTTTTGGTAGGTGAGTTTCATATTTAATAAAGGCTCCGTTTTCACCATCCTCGGAGACTTCAATCCAGACCGTGTGTCCGGGATACCGATCAGCGATTTTGTCATACAAATCGTCTGACATCATTTCGCAACTTTTGTAATCTAGTTTTAGTATGTTATCGCTATACAAATTCTCCATCCATCGTTTGAACTGGATGAATTCGATGTCCCTGTCATTATGCGACACATTGATCCACACCCGGAAATGAAAGATGTGGCGATGAGGACTAGCAAGAAACGAGACATCATATTCATCTCCTGTGGCCAGTGTGGGATCCGTTGCTGCTGCTGGATAGCAATGCATACCTTCTTTCTGGAACGTGACCCAAATTTTGCGTTTAGCGCGAGCTTTGACTCGCTCGACAGTTTCTCTTTGTTCTTGGTTCATAGCAGTCTAATCCTTTCCATATGAATAATGTTGGCAAGTTCGTCGTTAAATGCAGCATCGTCGTGTATGACGTACAGCCTAGGGTGACTGGGTGAATTTTTAGTCATTTCGTTATGGTGATTGGGTTTACATTGTATCACTGTACCACCTTCTGCAGGGTAAACAGTAAACATCATGCCCGGCCGGCGTATGACACGGTCTTCTTCATCTCGACTGGAACTGGCTTCTATATTACCAATAGTGAGATTGGTTAATTTATTATTGTAATTAAGTTGTTGTGGGTCGTCCATAGCCCATTTGACAATGCTTCTTACGGTACGTCTAATCATACTAGTTCATCTTTCGTGTATTCCCGCCAGCTGGTAAAGTTAGCAGGGTTGGTTAAGGAGTGTAGGCTGTGACACCATACACCGGGATTGGTGGCATCGAAATCTTTGTCATCAATTTTGACAGTGGCATTATATCCCAGCTGTTGCAAGTAGGGTATCTTGACTGATATCATTGGGATAAAGTTGTGGTATTCGGTAAGGCCACACTCTAGTAGGCCTTCTACAGATTGAACATCAATATCCAATGAGCATAAGTAACCTGCTCTCAAGAACGGCGTAATCATATCTTGCCACTGGTCCCACGTGTTGGCATCGTTAACATCAGGATTGGGAAAACTCATGTTAGCACCAAAGTAAATGTGCTCACATCCGTTAATGTGTTGGGCAATATCATCTTCAGTTTGTACCCCGACTACAAACAGGGTTTTCTTACCGTATGCAGGTGTGCGCTCAATTTCAATGCCGTAGAAGAAACTGGCATCTTCATGTCCTTGTCTAATCATCTCGAATCTCAGGTTAAGGGTTAATGATCGTCATGATCAACGATGTCTCGTTGTTCATACTCTTGTTTATACAGTATAGACAATTTGTTGTGTAATTGCAACCGCTGTTGTTCCAAATCAGCACGTTGCTCGGGCGCAGCAGATTCTAGTTCGCGTCCCAGGCGTGTGTACTCATTAGTGGCAATACGTATCTCTCGTTTAACATCTTCCATTACAACCTCCAATTAGCTTAAATCAAAAATACTTTCGTTAATGACCGGTTTCTTCTTTTCTTTCTTTTCGGGCTTGGCTTGCAATGCGCCCTCAAACTCAATCAATTCATCTGCCATGGTACCTGCGTTGATGGTCTTTAATCCTTTGTTACCGCGTGTGCCAATAATGTTCATCCAATAGCGACTGTAGTGCTCAATGATGGCATTGGCAGTATCTCTATCGGGTGCAGCAAATACAGCATCAACAATGTCACGGAAGAATTCATGCTCACCACGATCGTTACGCATCATGCTGGGCCATGTACCTGCATCGTATTCACGATTAGCACGTTGTACAGCTTCAATATGCATCCAGACATTGTGTCCCATTAGTAGTGCATAGCTAAAACTATCCCAGCTGGTACGACCTTCCTTACCATTCTTATTTACGTCTCCGGGCGCATAGATGCAAATGTCTCGCATTTTGCATAGGCGACTAATAGGGCTCTCGTCAAAGTGATCAATCAGGCCATCAGCGATGGCCGCCGTACTAAACTGTCTAGTGTCAGATGAATACTTCTTATCGTCGGCAATAGGAGTCATGCGATAACTCCACTTATCCTCATGAGGCAATGATATTTCGTTATAGACCTGTCCATTAGCAGTTGCTAGGAACGGACTCGCACAGTCAAAGCTGATAGTGAACTTGGGGTTGACATATTTCCTTACGGCTCGCTGTATATCAGTTAACAATAATGCCCACTCCAGTTTACTTGTACCCAAGAAGTGCATCCAATCGTGTACGCCTTCTTGTAATAGATTATCATAACGTAGTGATACTAGTCGTAGTAACACTAGATGTACATCGCACATGTTTTGTCCACCCATGGCCCAACCATCAAAGTGCTTGCCTGGATATACCGCAGGATCGCAATAGACCTTCATGGTCTGATACCATGCTTCGGCGTCAGCATGATTGGCACCTTGCAACACGTTCAGCACACGAGTACCACCTTCACTGACGCCGCGGCGATGTCGCATAAAGTATTCGTTATTGAACTTGGTAGCATCTACTGCTTCTTGTAAGGTAGTGATACCGCAAGCATCGCTGGCTTTACGATCTTTAATAACCCAAGTTGGAATATCCAGGGTCATTGCATAGTCGCTGATGTTGTCTAGCCATGCCAACACCGCCTGCCGCTTGACTTGTGCAGCATCCAGTAGGTCTTGGTATTCACGTACAGGATCTATGATTTTTGTTTTGGGCTGTCCAGTTTTTTTGTTAATGACTGGATTGCCTGCCTTGTCTACGACAGGAACGGTGGTCACGCCCGCTGCCACCAGTGCAGCCATTTTTTGTTTTACTTCTGCGCTGTTGGGATCACGCCACTCGCCCTGCCATAAGCCTTTGGCAATTTGGAATCCACCCGAGTCTCCCAGCATGAATGTGCCTGATTCACGAGCACGTACCATGTCCTCACTGGCATCGGGTTTGGTGAGATCCAAGTTGGCATGCCCTGCACTATATAGACTCCAACGATAAGGAAATAATGCCTGTTGGCTAGCCAGCCAATTCATCTGTTCCATGTCTGTTAGGCCTGCAGGAAACCTAGCGGGGTCTACATACTGCTCTTTACGCTGCCTACCTACGAACGTGGCATAAAATCCCGAGATAGCCGGGAGATATACGGCATAATCGCGTTGTTTAGCTGTTAAATTATCCTGCAACATCGTACTCTTTTGTTAGTGCTATCAGGGTCTGTAAAGCCTTCTTAGCGTGTTCTACTTCTTCAATGGCTTCGGTTAAGTGCGGATATTGGGCTTTAATCACTTCCATATCACGTTCTTCCTGCATCTTGTACTGCACCCAGTCTATGGCATCTTGGGCTGCATTACTCAGTCCCACAGTGGCGTAGCTGGTGTTCATGGTCATCCAACTTGTGCCATCAAACACCTGCATGTCGGTCCCACTGACCCTAATCACACCTGCCATGGGCTTGTCTAGGCCAATATTAACATAAGGTACACTGGTATTACCACCAGTGACCGTTACATGCCGCTCGCCCTGGAGACCTTTGATCATTTTGTCTGCGCCGGAATAGTGTAAGTCCACTTAGCCATGCCGCTGTCCACAGTGATCTGTGCCGCACCCTCATCGCTGAAACGCAAGACCTTGTCACCAGTTAGGTTCAAGATGCTGAATACAGCGTTAATGGGCCACGACCATGCCTTGGTAACTGAACCTGTGACATTGGTAGCAAACACAAAGTCACCTGCGTGGCTGCTGTGATCACCAAAGTGGAACTTCAAGTTGCCTTTGCCGTCAGTCTTGGCAATAAAGAATACTTCTTCGTTGTGCGCCTGGTGTTGGAACTTGAGACGTTGTACACTCAATACTGTGGGCTCAACTTCTACGCCCCACTTGACACCTTTGAACTTGACAGTTTTTAATTTGTCATTGATAACATTAGTGGCCATAAAACGATAGTCGTTTTTAAAGTCTCCAGCTTTGTTTTCAAATTTGATACCATCCGGTACATCTTTGCCGTCACTGTCTTTTTGTGTGCTCAGACTCAATTTAGCATCTTCGCGATACTCGCTGATGTTAAGGATAGTATTCAGCTTGCCCAAGTTGGGCATACCAAACGTGCCAACAAATTCAGCAACTGGTGCATTGAATTCTGCTTCCACGATAACGCTACGGTCGCCGGCAATGCCACTGACAACAGTACCTGTTGCGGTACCTACTACCTTAACAAGGTCAATAATACCAAGTCCATGTGTGTGCTGGACGATTTCTAATAGCTGATCTTTCATAAATTCTCCTGTGAAATAAGATTATACATGATTGTATTTAGAGATACAATACATTCCTGAAACTTTTTTATTCAAACGAAAACAAACTATCGAATGTAGTTTTAATTTCTGTATGATTTGGTATGTCCCAACCCAATACGCCCAGCAAGTTTTCTACCTTTTGATCTACAATGCCCGCTTCCATCTTGTTGTCATCAAATGGCAACTCCTTGAACCAAGTGGGAATGTGATTCTCGTCTGTAGGGTAACCCACGCTGGTAAAGCCCAAGGGATTGTCTTTTAGTTTACACACGATGGTCTTCATGCCATCTACAATCTGCATGCTGTAGTTGTCACTGTGCATCCTACGTAGACTGTTCCAGTTCATTGCAGCCCTCACGTGCCCGGGCATGTTAGCCTTGCCCAGTCTAGCTTCGTCCGCAGTATACTTGGTCAAGTTGTTAACACGTTTAGGTGTACCTTTCTCCCAAGCAGGACGATCCTGGAACGCCAGTTTAAACTCGCGTACTCGATCGTAAATCTCGTCTTGCTGTGTACCAGTTAGGACCTTGAGTAATAGCTCACTAAGGAAGTCCTGCACAGTCTTGGGTGTATCACTACGCTTCAAGTCTAGTCCCATGGCCTTAACCTTACCCGGCTTGCCGTTTACGTCTAGTCTATTGTTCTCTAGATCGTAAATCAATACAGCATAGCGTTTCTTTTTAATGAACAGGCCTTTTTCAGCAACCAGTTCTCGACCGCCTTTGATGATAGCGCCCATGTCACGTGGAGTGTGGAATGCACGTTCCATAAAGCCTGGGAACGATTCATTGACCTGTTCGCCAATGCTGTCGTAGAGCTCAACACAGATGTCCTTGTTCCACTCCATGCGCCCCGATTCTACTTCCCGCTTTAGGGCAGGCCAAGCAGTAAAGTACACGCTGTCTGTGTCGCCATATATGATAGCATCGCCGGTATGGTTATACTCGCCAGTGATACACTCGTTTACATAGCTATCCATGTGTCTAGCAATAGCACGACCAGTTAAGGTAGTTGATTGGCCAATGCGCTTGTCAAAGAATCTACAACCGGGGTTAAGAATAGCACCATACAAACTGTTTAGGTTAATCTTCTTAACCAACTGACGCTTGTCCCAGAATGCTTTGTCTTCATATGTTTCTGCCTCCTTCTTCTTGGCTTGTAGTTCTTTACGTTCAGCATACCAACGTTCCAACAAGCCAGGCACAATGCCCTTCTTGTCGTACTTGAATATAGTGCCGTTGGCACTCAATATCCAAGGTTGATTGCTATCAAAGATCATGCGCCAAACGTCCGCGGCACTCATGACATCACTGCCACCAGTTTCCCAGTCAATAGTGATCTCAGTGCCCACTTCTCCTGCCATGACCGCAGTGTATTCTAAACTGCCAAACATGTTTTCCCATGCATCAGCAAAAGTTGCTCCAGCATCAATCTTTTCTTTAATGTACCTGTCGGTCATTATCGGTCGGAGTTGTCCGATAATTGTTTCACAGGCCATGTTGAGGGAACGAATAGCCGAGGGATAGAGCGAGTTGATGTCAATCGCACCAATCCAGTCGTGCATGCCTTTTTTGGGGAAAGCAACGTAGGCACCTGCCGCTTGCGTGTCATTAGATTCATCTCTGTTTTTCCTATTTTGAACTACTAAACCTTGCTGATGCGCTTCATTAATGATGGCCTGCTCAGTAACAGCCACTGCGCCCATGGTCGTTGCCAGCAACACGGTGTTGTCGTGTGCTAGTTCGTTAGCCAAGTCCAAGAAACGCAGTTTCTTATCTAGCTTGGCCAACAGCATGGTGTCTTGTCTGTTGTATTCAATGAACGTAGGGAAGTCTTTGTTGTACAGTTGGTCCAACGTGCCTTCGTATTGAGTCTTACGTTCATCTAGTTCGTACTCAGCAATAGCATCTAGGCTATAGCTGTGTCGTTCTTCATAGGTGTATTTGCGATACAGTTGCATATAGTCCATATGCACTCGACCAATCAAGTCAAATGTAATGTTCTCTGCACCGAATCGTTCAAATGTTCTTGGTTTAGGAAACTGTCCCCACAGACAGAATCTGCGTGTATCATCTTTGGTCAACACTCGCTGTATACGCATAACAGTATAAGGAATATCAAAGCCTTCACTGTTCCAGCCGCTTAGGATATCAGCATCTTCAATAAGACTTAGGAATGTATCCAGCAAGTCTCGCTCACGATCAAACAAGAAACAGTTGTCATAGCGACTGGCTATCTCTTGTGCAGTCTCCCAGCTTAGGCTCTTAGGTGGTACTACCAGTGTGACCATGCGATCTAACCAGTCTAGGTAAACTGATATGGCAGTGATGGCATTGAATGGATCTTCGGGTTTACTAAAGCCCAGCACAGGATCAAAGTCAACCTCAATGTCAAAAAATGCTGTCTGCAATTTAGGACTTTCGCGTCCTAGATAGTGTTCTTCAAGGCAGCGAAACACTGGGTTGATGTCACTCTCCCATGTATCTTTTTTGTTATTGGCCTTGAGTTCCTTGTGGAACTCTTTGCTGTTGTGTGTGCTGAATCTAGATACCGGGGTATCGTAAATGGTGCGGAACTTGCCGCGTGGATCGTTGTAATAGAATACATATTTGGCTGGATATTCTTGGTATACCCTTTCGCCTCGAACACGTTCTACAACGTGTATCCTATCTTTGGCTCTGTCTAATAGACAGTCTACATAACTCATAACATCTCCCTACCGCTTATGGCCGGCATACCGTGATTCATGTCCGTTAAGGTGGACGATGCCTGTGTAATATTTATACGCATGCCTTAAGCCAGCAACATTCTTGTTAGCCCAATGCTGTCAATGCTGACCAGCAAGACGTAGTTGGCCAGCATGCCAAAACTTCCGCGAGTGTAACTAGCCCAAGCGTACATACAACACCCGCCAATCCAGATAGGATACATAGTAAGAAGAGGCGGATTTGGGACAGTGAGCGCCATTGTAATCGAACAGCCGATGCTAACCGCCCAAGCCGCAATCTCAACGATAAAACGAAAAGGGTTTGTTGTATAGTCATCGCGTATCCAACCAAAAATGTTGCTAAAGAAATTGTTCAAAGAGTCTTGCCCACAGTTTCCAGGATAGTGTTAAGGTCTTCGTGATCACGATTGGTTTCGCCTAAGCTGGCTTTGTGTGCAATACGAATTGCCTTCTTAAGCACACCGGGCTTGACTTCTAATTCTTCTGCTACCGCTTTGATAGTGTCGCTTAGACCAGCAGATAGGTCTTCAATTTCCATCATGGTACGCATACCTTCATTAACCAATTGGGTCAGTTTGGCTTTTTGTTCGCCGCTAAACATTTTTGCAGTCATAGGATTCTCCAGTAAAAACTGATTATATACTAAGCAATAAAACAAAGCAACTGTTTATCGCCCATATGGACTAATAAGATAATAAAAATGTTGCATTGCAACATCATTCCTGTTACAATTGGTAAATACTAAGTAGAAACCATAATAGTGTTTCTACTAAGTTTATCACACACAGGAGAAAAATATGTTAAACCAATTAGCTGAATACTTCCAAAAGATGTTTCAGAATTTCAGTAAGCCACAAACTTACAGTTCGGCATTAGAAGAATACATCGTTAGAAACGCACCACAAAATGCATGTGATGTAGATCGTCTGACCCGTCAATTTGAATTGACTAACTCGCGTAGAGGTTGGGTATGAAAATATTAAAATCAATCTACAACTTTTTAGGTGAGATGGGCCGTGCCCATGCTGCTGCAAATATGGCACGTAATGGTGATCACAAAGGCGCTCAACGTCTTATGATGCAAGACTTTAAAGGTTGGATCTGAAAGCGATAAATACTTAATGTATACCAAGGAGAACTCTATGTTTACACCCGTCTTTTTCATCGAAATGTTTCAGGGTGCCAAACGGAGCCTTACAAACAAAATCATCACTGATGAAGTGCTGAACCGTGCTGCAAATGATTTCATCACAGCACAAACCGAATTTGCTAAGATGCTGGCCAACAATGCCATCACCATGGCTAAGTATTCTATGGACAATTGTCTAAAGAAGCAGTAACCTGGGCCAAGGTTACACACAGATAGTCTGTGCTGCCCACAACGACATACACACACAAGGAGATTATTATGTCAACACCAAAACTTCCCGAAGTAAAATTCAACAAAACTGGATACGAGATCCGTACAGACATCTTGGACATGGCCAAAGGTCTAGTCACTGAAGACTTCCATGCTAAATTCCAAGGATGGGAATTGACTGCTACTCGTGACGAGAAGACAGGTCAAATTGTTAGCACAGTAGCAATGCCAACTTTTCCAGGACTTGACAAAGTACTAGAAACAGCAGAAAAAATGTACGGCTTTGTTAACGCAGGCTCTACAACCAATACTAAGAAGTAATCGATTACTCGGAAGCCCAGTTTAACTGGGCTTTTTCACGACTAGAATTTGTGTCGTTGACCGTAGTTGCGCATGATGATGCCAGCTTGAGCGTTGGCATCGTTTTCGGCTCGGCTACCAGTGTGGCCACTGTCCTTATCTAGCAGGCCTTGTTGGTCCTGTTTGAAATGAGTTAGTTCGTGTGCCAGTGTGCGTAATACATCTACCGGATTACGATCAGCTACTACTAGATAAATCTTGTTTTCATCAGTTTTAAACATGCCAAAGCTGGACTGTGTAGAATCGCCAGGCAAGTGACTGCACAGTTCAATATCGGGCAACTCGTTTAATTTTAATTCTTTTTGAACATGCGGTAAAAACTCCCGGATGTAATCGGGTAGTTGTGGTTCAGCAAATTCGCGCAGTCTCATGTTAGTGGAACATCAAGAATTGGTTTTGCACATCTAAACGTGTAGCACCTATGTCGCCGTGCCCGGCCGGGAATACCACCACATTCCATTTAGGCTGCGGTCCTTCGGGAATCTTATTCATTTGGTCGTATGTGATAATAGAGTCCGTATCAATTTTATACTTAGAGGCCAGCGTTTGTTTGAATTGAGCCCACGCAGCTGGACTCTTGACCTGTGTGCGTCCCTGCTCATCTTTGACATACTTGCCCTTAGGGTCAGTAACAAACAACCCGCGGAACATGTCTTTGTCTAATGTAATAGCATCTTTAACATGCTTGCCGGCATTTCTAACTAGATCGACTGTTTTAACTTCGCGACTTTTTGCACCAGAACTAAACTGTGATATTACATTAGGCGGCACAGAAGTATCTGTGGCCACTTGCCCTATTTTAGTATAGAAATAAAACTTGACTGTGGGGTTGTTGCGAGCAACATCCATGCTGAGATTATAGTACTCTTTACTAAAAAAGTCACCAGCATCGTGTATGCGTACTAATAGTTTAATACCGTTCTTGTCTGCTAGAGCCTTGGTACGCTTGACTTCGCTGTCAAACATCTGCATGTAATCTTGGGGGTGGTTGACTAGGAAGTTCAATGCCTGTGCTGCGCTCATTGAGCTAGCAGGGAACATGACATAGCCGCCTTTTCTAGCATAACAGATCAGCTGGCATTCGCCGGCACCAGGGCAAGTGGTAATTTCTATAAACTCACCAGTCTCTTCATCCACAACAATACCACTCAGTGCTGGTAGTGTCAAGTCATATGTGATAGCGCCTTCTTTTTTGCTCTTGGCCATTTTAGCATTGGTGCCAAGTATAGCCCTAGGTGGGGTAGTGATTTGTCTTGCTAAATCATCTAGGTCCCACTCTTCACCGCCGTCGTCTTTGGTGATAGCTTTGATGTTACTGCCGTGTATAATGGGCTTGAATCTATCTTGTTTGGTCTTTGTTCCGGTTTTAATCCTAGTTGCATAATCCTGCATGTCTTGCCGGGACCATGACTTCTGTGGAGCATCCAACTTGAGTGCTTCTTCTAGGTTCCAGTCCCGCGCAGCAGGATCACGGTCATATGCCTGCGCTTCTTCGTCATCGCTGCCGGCATACTCGTTAAAACTGACATCACTGGAATGGAAACTTTGGCGACCATGGTTGTACAAGTCGACTACAACAAAACGGTTGTCACGGCCAAACTCTGCAATTTCGCCAGTGCTGCCATTAAATTCCACATTGCCAGTAATTACAACCGGATCGCCAACATGTAAGTCTTCTGCGTTTTCTTTAACAGGCGACTGCCCAACATGTACGGGGGTCACAGCGAAACCACCCAGTGTCTTGCCTGCTGCTGCTTCGGTGATAAATTCGTGAAATCTCATAATATATTGCCCTAATAGGGTATTTATGCTAGACCAATCTTACTGGGATACATAGCACCGCTCTCAATTCGTTCGCCACCATCAAAGTAACTGATCTCTACTGGCAACGACTCCCATCCCAGTTCGGCCGCGGCCATGATCCTATGATTACCTTCATTGACCCAGGCACTGCCATCGTATGCTACATTAATAAAAGGTTTATATTCTTGTCCAGTATGTCCGTGTAGTGGTAGTTTACCAGTGGTACTCATTATTTTTCTAATAGCAGCAAGATCGTGGTGTCGTATCTTTGATTGCTCTTGACGCATACCTGGTATTCGTCTTAATATACGTAGTGGAACGTCAATATTCCTAACTGTGGCAGTGGTCTTGCCCATGTAGGGTAAGCCGTAGCGATCGGGGCTTTTACTTACAGCATAGTCAATTGCGTCTTGCAACCATTCTTCGTTGGGCACATCAACACGGAGTTCTTCATTCAATTCAGGCGACCATGCCATGTTTTTGCTGCCCTTGACAGCAGGTTTAAACCCTTGACCTCGGTAAAATTTTGTTAGTTTAGCTTGACTTACTTGACCTTTGTCCCAGGGATATAGTGTTAGTGCAATGCCATCTTCTCTAGCCATGGCTTGCAGTTCTTGCATGGCACGTGTACCAACACCTTGGCGCAAGGGATATGCTTGGAACCATTTGACTTCGACTGCACCGCGCCGACTAAAACTGGGAGTAAGTTCAAACATGGCAAACTGTTGTTCATCACCTTCGCCCCAAACCATGACATGATTGTTATCCCAACGAGAAGGATACCGTGCATACACTCGTTCAATGAATGCTCGAGCAGCATCATTGTTGTCCAGCTTGATCGATTCTGCAATAAATTCTTGTGCTCTCATGACGTGCCTTCGCTGAACCACGGATCAATGATCACCGGCTGTCCGTCGCCTCGTTGCATGACATTTGCCGTATGCAAATCCCATCCAAATTTATTGATATTTCCTGTTGTATACAATAGCTTCATTACATTATATAGCTGTCTGTACATGCTGTATGATCGTTTATCATACATTAAATCTTGCCAAGGTTTAGTAAACACACCGGCGATGCTCTTTGACCCTTTGGCATAGGGGTAATATTCCCAGGTATCAGTAAGTCCCATAGCATGATCCACTCGGTCCCATGGCTCCTGTGCTTGGCAGAAGTCACTGAAGAACCAGATGACACCTTCAAGGAAAGTTCCTTTTTTAATGGGCTGTAGTCGTTCCATTTCAATCTGCGTGTAATCTTTACCCTTGATGTCAATGGTGTTTACTTCGTTGACTCTTGGCAAGCAGGGTAAGTCTTGATACTTTAATGCGATTTCATAAAACTTGCGGAATACCTGTTCTGCTTTGTTGCCTAAGTCTTCTGGCATTAATATTTTAATTACGTGGCTTTCATCTTTGGCCCACACAGTGGCATCGGCACCACTGGCAACATATTGGTAACCAGCTGCTTTGAGTTGGCGCCAGATTTCATTACTATTCTTTGTAGCTGCTTCTGCTTCGGTTACACCTTGCTGACCTTGTGCCACTGCCACATACGCAGGACCTATATAGCCATCGGGATACTTATGAAAGTGTTGAATTGTTCTATGCCAACCTTCTAATAGATCATACCCCTCCGGTCTTTTGACCAAGATCACTGGTTCTTTTCTAATACCACCTTGTTGTTGTGCTAATGCTGCCTGTGTAGCGTGTCTTTCTTTGTCTCGCGTTATACCCATACCTAAATCACTGTGTCCACCAGCACGACCTATTAGATTTTTCTTAGTCACGGGACCAAACATGTTCATGGTAAACTTCATATTGGGTACAAGTTGCCAAGGGTTAGTATTGGGACTTAGTCCTGCGTCCGCAATCATTTCAAGGATTTCACCTTTGACTGCTCTACTATCAGTAGTGTAATTTTTATTTTTACCGCGACCTTTGTACAACCAGTCTTGCACAATATATTCTGGCCATGTGGGCACGATACTTCGGATGTATTGATACATCCGGTCTCTGAGTTCGGTAATCTGCTCGGAGCCTTCCGCCACACCTTGCTTATAACTTGGTTGTGTTTTTGCATCAGTTGCTTGGACTGCGGCTACTAATAATTTATTTCCAGCGGCAATGGCATTGTCTAATGCGTCTTTTCTACTTGTGGCCACTTGACCAGCATCTTTGA